TTATTATGGGAAGTTTCTGGAACTAACTCAACAAAAACTATAAATGAACTAGCATCAAAACAAGGAAACTATGTTCTAGGTGCAATGCCACTTAACTCAGACTTATCAGATTCCCCACCAATGGTAAGTAATGGGATAGTTGTTAATAACATTATAGATCTTGGAGAAAATATTTATTGGCTAACAAGGTACCAGGGATATTTTTATTCAAATGGAGAAATAGTAAGATATGATGCAGCACAGTTTAACATTACAGGAACTGGTAACGTTTGGATATCTAATAATCAAGAATATCAAAACTACTTTGCATCGCTTCCATTTAATGGAAAAATATATCCAACTGGTCTTGTTCGTATTTTTTCTACTCCTTATTATGAGTCAGTTGGAACCATAACAAGGCTGCAGTCTGGAAACGTTTATGAACATGGTCGTGCTCAATTTGGAACACAGATTACTTCACACTTTGCTGGTATAAATTCGTATTGGTCAAATAATGATTATGTTCGTGGTTGCAATATGAGTTCTGAGTATTTATTTACAACAGAACTTAACCCTACAATACCAACAACTACAGTTGGCGCTGCCGGGATTGACAACGCCCTAGCAAAACAAACATCTAGAAATAGCATTATTAAAAATTCAATGGCTACAAACTATTTAACAGAAACAGAAGTTAATGATTTAAAATCAACACAATCAGGAACAATTCAATCATCTGCCTTGGTGATTAATGGACCATCATTTAAAAGCACAGATGTACCGATTAACTTTATTTCCTATGTTTATAAAAATTTAAATAATGCATATAAACATTTTGGAACAAGACTAAGGATTATTGGAAAAATTGAGAATAGTGAAACAAGAAGTCAGACACCAATTGGAAGCATGCCATACTATCAGATTAGTGGCGTAAGGCCAAATCAAAGCACAAACATTGGTGGAGGTTCTGGCGGTTTAGCAATTATGTTAAATCCAGAAACAAACAATGGGTACTACTTTGAAATTATTGCTTTAACTGAAAATAATATTGAGTCATACTTAAATTTAGATAAAAACAATCAATCTAATATATCAATCAACAACGTTATATTTTATAAAATTAAAAAAGATAGTTCTTCAAATAAAGCAATTCCTATAAAACTTTGGGGTGGTTTAAGTAAAATATTAGTAGATGATGGAAGATTTGCTGGTCAGTATAGAATGTCTGGTGAAGACAACTCAACCGTATATGATCTATCAGTAGAATATCAAACCATAGGAAGTACTAGAAGGTTTTTCTTATATATTAATAATCAGTTAATAAAGGTTATAGATGATACAGATCCACTACCAATATATAACAATATGGCTTTATTTACTAGAGGATCATCAAGATGTATGTTTGAAAACATATATGCATTATCAGAAAATTATGTTGAAAACCCAAACTTTACGGTTACAGATAATCTATCTACAGCATTAGGAAACAAAGAAGTTAGCGTTAATGAATCTTTTAGAAAATATGCAATGAGCGGAATCGTTCAGGCAACTTACTTATCTGGAATAAGTTCACAGCAACCGCCCAAGTTTAATATGTATTTTGAAGAGTTTGGATCTATTATGCGTGAATGTGCATACTTTAATATTAAGTATGATAGGGCATATCCTGCTTTATACGCACAACTATCACCAACATTTAATAGTATTAAGGGGTACACTACATCTGGATTTTATGCAAACTCTTACGGTGCAGAATTTTTAATATTTAACTCAACAGACTCTGCAATCAATTTAGATGAAACTACTGGAAATTATTTAAGAATTCAAGGAATTACATTTACACAAGATACAACACATGAATTATCTGTTGATGAATACTTTAAAAAACGTGGCAACTTATCTGACCCACCATTCTCTGGCAGTTCTTTAACTTATTCTCCATTATTTGAAAAAAGTAAATATGATGAAATTAAACTAAGTAGATTAATCTATGGTAAAAATGAATTTTCAATTAATACACCATACATTCAAACCCAAGACGATGCAGAGGCTTTAATGGGCTGGGTCATTAATAAACTTATGAGTCCTAAAAAATCAGTAGGTGTAAAAATATTTGCTACACCAACAATACAACTAGGAGATATTGTAACTATTGACTATAAAGATTCTAATGATTTAGATTTAGTTGCTTTAGAAACTGACAGGTTTGTAGTATATAATATAGAGTATTCAAGAAATTCCGATGGTCCAGATATGACTATTTATTTAAACGAGGTATAAAATGTCAAACACCTTATCTCCAACACCAAACACTCCAATAATTTTAGGTCAAATGCTATCATCCTCAAATGCTAATTTAGTAAAAACTGCAACAACGGATATTATATTATTTGATGATAAATCAACCTCGGTAGAGTCTATGGCTGATTTAATTTTTGAGAATATTGGTGGTCAAGAACTATTAAATATAGCACGTAATGATACGATTAACGGTCAAGATATATCCTATCAACCAATTAAAAATATTAAATCATTGCAACAAGCATACAATCCAAACAATATTCTTGGAATACAAAAAACCTCAGATAAATATTTTGCTGGTTTTCCAATTTCATTTGATCAAAAATTTCCAAATATTGGTAGTGGGCTAAATGGAGAAAACATTTATGTAGATGAATCTGGCAACTTAGTTATAGAGGCTATTGGTTTAAACAATGATGAGCAGATAGAGGTACAATTGAGCACAAGTGGTACAATATATATAGTTCAAATTGACGGGAATGAATCGTGATAACCGAAAAAGGAAAAGAAATTGTTGGCAAATACCTGCTTGGTCAGGCTCCAGCCTATGCCTCATACCTTGCTGTTGGCTGCGGTCCAACGCCACTAGAAACTGCGGATGTTGAAGGAGATTTTTCTGAAAAAAAGAATTTAGATTTTGAAATGTTTAGAGTTCCTATCTCGTCTAGAGGATTTGTAAACGAAAACGGTATCAATAAAATAGTGCTTACGGCAGAATTACCAACAGAAGAAAGATATGAAATATCAGAAGTAGGGCTATACTCAGCAGGATCTAACCCATCTGCTGGAGTTTATGATAGTAAAACTATCTTTGCATTTACATCAACAGAGAATTGGCAATATAGCACATCAGTTTCTACAACAGCCATTGATTCTTTTTCTGCCCCATTAGATGATCCAGATGATGATAATATTATTGCAGTTGCAGATCCAGTGTTTCAAACAAATGCAGATAACTCTATATTTTTTAAAACATCTCGTGCTTTAAGATATGAGCGTTGTAGGTTTTTAAATAATATTATTTGTATTCAAGGAGACACTTCAGAGATTACTATAAGCGAAGATAGTGGTCCAACGCTTGATCATTTTGTAATTGAAAATGGATCTAACCACATACGATTAACTGGAGCAAGTATTGATTTATCTAGAAACTCACCAACAGATCAATTAAGGCTAGCCTTTTCTTTAATAAGTAAAAATGGTGGATCAGCATTAATTCCAGAAACAGTTAGAGTTCTTGTTGAATTTTCATCTACGGATGGAAGTGAATATGCTCGTTTTGAAGCAGAAGTAAACCATGGAACATCTGGGGCTTCAGGTAATATTGAAGATTTTGAAACTAATAGATATTTTGTAGTTTCAAAAGAATTACAAGACCTATACTCAACATCAAACTTTAGTTGGGATGCGGTTACTATTGTCAAAATTTATGCATGCGTACTTTCTGAAGATAGTGGACCAACACCAATACCATCATCAAATTATTATATTGCTTTAGATGCTCTTAGGCTAGAAAATATTGCTACAGTTAATCCATTATATGGTTTAACTGGGTATTCAGTTGTTAAAAATGATAATGCAGAAACAGTTATAAAGTCTCCTAATACTAGTAATTATGTTGAATTTAGATTTTCAATTGGTGTTTCATAATGGCCGATGCTGGAATTAAAAAATTAATTATTCCTAAAAATCAACTACCACCAGTTAATGATGATAACGAATATGTTTTAAGATATAGGATCATCTCTGATGATAAAAATAGATCATCCCACTATTCACCAATCTTTTCAGTACCAGCCCTAGATATAGAGCCAGTTAGCGGAAACTTATTTAAAAATGGAACAAGTTCTACTGTAGTCTGGGGTGATGAAAATAATAGACCTAAATATGATATTTTTGTAAAATTTGACGGAGGTAATTATTTTTATCACGGCACATCACCAATACACACGTATGGATTTCTTAATACTGGAACAACAAATGTTAGGGTTGCCGTACAGGTTGAGGGAATTAACAAAGAAAGAAACACTAGTTTAACTATATTTCAATCAAATATAGTTTCTTTGGTATAATTAAATAGGAGGAATACATGGCAAGAATACCTTTACCAGAACGTGGTCAACCACTAGATGTTACCTATATCTATGACTTGGCTCAAACAATTAATGACCTATCTACAGAGGTGTCTTCTGCAGCATATAACTATACTAGTATTGATAATGGTCCATCAGTTAAAGAAACAACTAAAACATCTAATGCCAGAATTGTTGGAGGGTATGTAGAAGTTTTAACCAACAGCACAGTTAGCGCTGGTAATGAAAAGGGATTTAGTTACTCCTTCCAGAGTGACTTTAAGTTTCCCCCTATCGTTACAGCAACAGCAAGAAATATAGGAAATACAGAGGCTGGGCAAAACGTAACGGTTGTACTACAAACAGTTACTACCTCTAAAGTAGATGGGTTTGTAAGGTTTGGAGCCTCTGGTAATTTATCTTTGGCTGTTAACCTAATTGCCGTTGGCATACCAAATTAAAAGATAGCAGTGTAATGATTTTTTGTAATAAGTGTAGTGGTCGCTTGTTTGTTGATAGGCAATATACAAGCGTACAACATATGGAAACCTATTGTATTCGGTGTGGATCAAGAAGGTTTTATCATCCACCAACTGAAAGCGGAGAGGGCAGATGGTTACTGGCAAAGGAATTATCGAGAGCCAAACTTACAATAACGAGTCTATAGTAAAAGGAAGTAAAAAAATTTGGTTTCTTAATGGAGACCTTGTAAGGCTTTACCATAGTTCAAGATCTACTGGTTTGGTGTCTGTATATAACATTAATAAAGATAGGGTTGAGACTTGCTTAAGAACTGATTTTAGAAAAAATAGAGAAAAAGCGTATACGGTTGCTGAGACTGCTAGATTAATTAATCGTCATAGAAAGTATATGCCAACATTAATTAAAAAAGGAGTTATTCCGCCACCAGTAGGATCTACCATTAATGGAAGGACTGGATGGCAAATAAGATCATACTATTCAGAAAGCGCAGTGAAGGTGATTCGTGATATACTGGCATCTATACATATGGGGCAACCAAGAAAAGATGGACTAATAACAAATAATATGACGCCTACAAACCAAGAGTTGACACGGCGAATGGGAAAAGGTATACTTACATATACGAAGACAGATGACGGAAGGTATATTCCAATCTGGTCTGAAAACATTTAAAATAGAGAAAAGGTGGGGTATGGAAAACGATAATACAAAAGTATCAGTAACTCTAGGATATACACTTAATCTGGGTAACTTCCAGTCTTTAAGAATCGATCTAGGAGTTGTTGACTCTAAGCGTGATGGTGAAAACTCAGATCAGGCTTTTGATAGAGTCTATAAGTTTGTTGAAGACAAACTAACTGAAAAAATTCAAGAGGCACAATTAGAGGCTGATAGCAAAGACTAATGGCTGAACGCAAAGACCGCATGGCTTTGCTTAGTAGGTACAGCAAGTTACATACAGCAAAGTATGAGCAAAAGCCATCCTTAAATTTAAATGTAGAGCAGTGGGCAGCAGACTCTCTCGTTGAGTCTTACGGAATAGGAGTATGTTATGACTTATTGGATTATTATTTTATTGTTTCTACTTCCCCTACTTGGAATTACTTTTCGTACAATGCAGAAAAAATATTACAAGCAAAACTAGAAGTAGAGCAGGATAATTACGAAAGACAAGAGCGCAGGAAATTAGCAAGAAGGTGGCTTAGTGAATAATACAGAAGCAAGAGTTATTTCAGCATTATTGCAAGACAAGCAGATGCATGTCCTTCTACAGGCTAATGTTGAAAACCTTCTTAGAACTCATAATGATGTTTGGAACTTTATAAGATTATACTTTGATAACAATGGTACCGTTCCACCAATCTCTTTAGTTGTAGAAAAATTTAGAGACTTCCAGCCAGTAGAAAATGTTGGTGCAACTAAACATCATCTTGAAGAATTGCAAACCGAATATTTAAACGACAGCCTAAAAGATATTTTAAGATCTGCAGCAGGAGAAGTTCAAACTGGTAATGGCACAGAAGCCCTTAATGGTCTTATTACAAAGACTTCTGAATTAAAAAAG